AGCTCTACTTACGTTCAGTCACTATTTCCGTTGACTGGTTTCCGCTCGCCGTCCGCTCCAGTGTTTTCCTTTACTGGCATTGGTGGGATGCGTTGCAGCATTGCGTGTAGTCTTGTCACTGCGGCTTTGCTGCTTATTGCGAACGTGTTCACCTCGTTTGTTGCGCTTGCCGTCAGGTCTCCGATCTGGCTTCGCATTGTCACGAGGTTGTTGAACATTACTGGAACTTGGTCCAGCAACTGCTTGAGTGCTTGCATTTGAGGTTCCATCTTCCTGTTGTTTGATAGGACCGGCATGTACCTCACCATCTAACGTGACAGTGAGTTTTGGATTCAACGGCACATTGGTGGTAAGGCGTGGCAGTCCACTAATTGGTCCTTCATAACTATCCAACGCTGCGATGTGATCGGTCAATTCGGAAGCTGCTACCCCAAGATCATTAGCAACCAAACCAACCCAAACGTCGGATGAGTCCTGGGGCCAGGGATGTTCTAAATCATCCTGGTTCACGACCCAGTAAGGCACATCATTGGTAACTGTGGGACCACACTTAACGATGCTATTGCGTTGATACGCACGACACCAGTTTGATATGAATGGGGTTTGCCCGTCTGTGACGAGGTACGCCGTTGTTTTGGCCCAACCCACTTGGTCAACTGGTGTAACACCATCCACACTCGTATGCAATTTGAGCAATGTGCGGAGTGGTGATTGCATCGATGCCGGTGAACTCCAAGCATCAGCAAACACTCTTGAGAGGAAAGAAACTGGCTGTCCCCGTTGCGCGCGATTGCAGACTCGTAGGTCAAAGCCTAGGTCGCTAGCCGCAGTTGCGATCAGATCATCGGTCACGCTGCCCCCGCGTAACCCATCATCACCGTATGCAAGACCAATATGTTTGTAAGCATCTGCAGATGACATCCCAGACATCCTATTAGCTACATAGGAAACAAATGCATTACAAATCGAATTCCCGTCAGTGGTGGTTGGCGATCCACTCAAACGTGAACAATCGGGGTCATACTTCAATCCCCCTTTGGTCGCAGCTTTGGGAGTTAGCTCATTCCCAAGCAATAGTGTCAATTCAGCCTTCGCCTCATTAGCAACCCAACGCTTGTACACGGCATGTTCCACGTTGGTACGAATCCAGCGCAGAAAAGTGCCGTCAAACCTTCCGTAGTCCGTCTCAACCAACTCATCGTTTTCTTTTGCCAGTTGTTGAACGGCATCAGCGATTTCCTGTGGCGTATGACAAGGCATATACCAGCGTTGTTTCTTAAGGATATCGTCTTTGAAAGCGTATGTGTAGCTGGACAATCGGATGTTGTGATTGTGCGGAACAGTTGAAATGTTCCGCGGATCATTGGGTGCATTATAGGCCTCGCGTTTCTGAAAGGCACTGACTCGCATGTTGTAGTCATTATGCATACGGCCCTGCTCATTCCTAGTGCGCTGCAGAGGTTTCTGTTGTCGTTCCTCGACGTAAGACATCGGGTATGGGTAGCCTTTACCAACCTCCCCCACCATCGTGGATACAAAATCTGCAGCCCACCGGTAATGTTTAGGCGTGATCTTCTCGCGCTTCTTTGCAGCGCGCTGTGGTTCAACGAGACGACCTCGAATAGTTGCCATTTCGTTCGACAAGCTTTCAGTTGGAAATACTGCGGTCTGTGTTAAAGGTCCAGGAGCGTATTCGATGGCATACTCCTTTCCTTGTTCTAAAGTGGACACCTCATCCTTTCCCGCAGCCTGATAGTGACGCGCCAATTGGCCAGGTTTGTGAACCTCATCAGCGATAGTGTTAACATTGCTGGAGATGTAATAATGCAGGAGTGCAGCCTGCATGTCACTAAGCTTGCTTCGACGAACTGTGTCTGACAAGTTCGCGGTCTTCGTCTGGATGTGAGCGACGATGAGACTTTCAACGTCAGCGAGGGGTGCTGTTAACGACGCCAACTGGCCCTCAAGGCCAAGGGATAACATCGGACCATCCCTGGAAATATGGCGTAGCACGTTGAAAACTGGTTTGATGCCCTGTTGGTTGGGCAAACT